GAGAGCGGGCTAGCGGGACTCAAAGTAATCTCTAGAGGTCCCGGGGGTTCCCCTCTCCCCCGGGACCGCCACCAGCACCCACGTAACAGAGGAGCGATTCAACAGATGGCAAGAGCAGGAGCTTTGAAGCTCGTGACGACAGCGCTGGAGGAGCCACCCGGCGACCCGGACATTACCCGGAAGCACGTTGCTGACCTGAGCCCAGGACAGAAGCGGTGCCGGGCCCGGGGCCACCACATCTGGACCAAGAAGCAGGACCGCGTGTACGGCACCGACGCCAACCGGCCGGGCACCCGGGTGACGCGGATTCAGAAGTGCAACGACTGCAAGAACCAGCGGGAGCGAGACTTCGTCGTGGTCTCGCTCGGGAAGAACAGCCGGGGCCTCCGGAAGCTGGACGACAAGTGGCACCTGACGTACGTCGAGGTCAAGGTTGACGGCGTGATGGTGCCGTACCTGATCCCGAAGGGTGGCCAGCGGATTACCGAGGAGCTGCGCGAGCTGCTCATGGGCGAGGAATTCTTCGCCGACACCACCAAGGGTGTCATCTACGTGAACGACGACGGGGAGGACTAATGGCCCAGGAACTCCGCGTCTACATCTGGTGCGACGGCGTGAAGGCCGGGAGCAGCGGCGACTTCCTACCGCGCCACGATCCCCGGTCGGTCGAAGGACTGACCCGCGTCCACGCACTCGACGGCGGCAAACCCAAGCGGGTAGACCTTTGCGACCCGTGCAACACGGACATGACGTTGGCCGAGGCCCGGTACTGCATCAAGGAGTTCGGGCAGTCCCCGGACGTGGCCGGCCAGAAGGCACCACGCCCCATGCCGGGCGGATCTACTCCGCGCCCGGGCGGCCGCATGGCTGAGGGCCGGACCGACTGCATCTGGTGTCCCGGTAACTACGCCTGGACCGGGTGGGCCGGACACCTGCGGACGGTTCACAACCTGGCCGGGGTCAAGGAGGCACTGGGGAAGCAGTGCCCGGCCTGCGGTGAGGAGTTCGACGGACTGTCGGTCCACATCACTCGCGGCCACGAGGAATTCGCGATGGTCACCGACGCGTTCTTCTGGGCTCGGGACAACGGCGACCCGTACAAGGTGTGGGCCACCGTCTTCGCGAAGGCCCCCTACCTCCAGAAGGCCCCGGACGAAGTGCAGGTGCTCCTGTGAGACGGAAGCTGTTCGGGCTCACGGTCGCGGAGGTAGCGATCTGCCTCGTGATCGCGGTCGTCACCTACCCGCTAGCCGACTGGGCCTTCACACACTGGGTACGCCGATGATGGACAAGCTGTTCCGGGCCACGTACCGCAAGACCTGGTTCGCTGACGATCTACTCGTGCGGCGGCCCGGCCGCATGTGGCCGGTACTGGTTTCCGGCATCGTGCTCCTGGTGCTCGGCTGGGTCTGCACGGTGATCATCAGCGTGTGTCCGCCCGGCCCGCTGCGGGCTACGGCCAGCGGCGTAATCGGCGCATACATCGCCCTGGTTGGCATGGCGTACCTCAAGCGCCTGCGGGCCTACAAGTACGGCTGGATCGAGGGCCGGTCCGCGATGATCCAAGCCCTGGTCGAGGCCGGGAAGCGCGGTATGAGCATCAGCGACTGGCTGCAAGCCCAGGCCGAGAAGGACATGGCGCTGATGGGCATCAAGCCTCCCGAGCCACCGCAGTGGACGGAGGACGATCTATGACTGACGCGGAGCTGTGGGGCGTCGTTGTAGACGCCTTCGACCCGGCGGAAGGTCTCCGGACGGTCGTGGACCTGTTCGGGCCGTACGACGAGGCACAGGTGGTGGACGAGGTGGAGCGCATCCTGGACTGGGTGCGCTCCAAGCGCTTCCGCCGGGACCACCCGGGTATGAACGACCCGGGCGCGGTCCCGTACCGGCTGCGGCGCGGCCTCGGTCTCCGGGTCGCGCGGGGGCGGCACCTGGCGGCGGTAGTACAGGTGGTTGATCCGCCGGTCACGGAACTGTGGCTGGCGCAGAACGACAGAGGAGCGAACTCATGACCCTATCCATCCCCGCGTTCCCGCTGGACGACTGGAACCAGCGAGAGCGCTTCGAACACCACATCGAGCACGCCTACGGCTGGGAGTACAAGCGGACCCACGTCATGCTGGCGGACCTGGCCGACTCCCCGCACGGCGACACCGAGAAGTACCCGCGCGGCTGGGACTACCGGGCGACCCAGCCGCCCGGGTTCCACCTCAACTACGACAAGGGCGTCGGCCACGAGGAGGACGACAAGGGCTACGTCAAGATCGCCGGGGGCATCCTCCTCGCCCCCAACGCAGCCTCCGGCCCGATGCTCATCGCGTACTGGCGGCGGCAGCGGCGGCAGCGGTGGGACGCGCGGCGGCGGGGGGCGAGACGGTGACCGGTCGCGATGTGGTCCGGGTGCTGGCCATCATGGCTATCGCAGTACTAGCCGGGTTCGCCCAGCTCATCGGCTGCTTGTTCTTCCGGGACGGCACTACGCCGTGGGCCGGGATCTGGTGCGTATCCGCCCTGTTCATCGCCGGGTCCGCCGGGTTCGCCGTGGGGAGGCTGAATCGGTGACCAGCGCTATCACGGTGATCGTCCACGAGGTCGAGGCGGACGGGCTGCCGGACATGTCTGACGGGGCCCTAGAGGGCCGGGTCGCGCTGATCAGCGGCGACGTAGTGGTCTCCGGGTGGCCCAAGCTACGCGGGCCGGGAGAGGTCCGCTGGGAGGCTGACCCGGAGGTCGGCTGCTGTACGTCCGACTACACGCCGGTCACGCACTGGCTGGAGTTTCCCGTACCTGTGTGGGAGTTGACCGGTGGCTGACCTCAAGACGACGGACCTAATCCGCGGTGCGTTCGTCGCCCGGTTCGGTGAGGACCAGGCAGCCAAGATCGAGGAGGCGGCCCAGGCCCACTACGCGGAGAGCGAGACGACCCTCGCGGTAGAGCTGCCGGGCCTGCGGTCGCCGCACGGCGTGGACAACTTCGGGTCGAGCCCGTTCCGCTACTGGTTCCTACTGGCGATCGGCCACGAGTGCGTCACCCGGTTCGCGGGGGAGCACGGGATCACGGTGCCGGAGAGCGACCTGCGGGAGTGGGCGTTGGGAGACGGCCAGCTCGGGGATCACGACGGCGACATACCGGACTTCATCGCGATCCTCGCCGGGCGGTACGTGGGATGGGTGGCGACGGATGACTGAGCCGAACGCGTTGGAGCGTGTGCTGATCGCACTAGCGGACGACCCGGAGGCCCATCACTGGGCCTTCGACCTAGCGAAGGTGACGGAGCTGGGGCCGGACACGCTCTATCCGCTCCTGGCCCGACTAGAGGTCAACGGCTACGTCGAGTCCGGCTGGGCCGACCCGGAGAGTCCCTACCCGCGCCGTCGCGGGTATCGGCTCACAGTGGCCGGCCAGGCACTACTACCGCCGGGAGGTCTGCCGTGAACCCGGAGACCTGCGCGCGCTGTCCGGCCCAGCTCGCTAGCCCGGACGTGGAGAGCTTCAGTCTGGTGCACTGGGACCCGGCGACCCAGACGAATGTGCTCGTGCAGATGTTCTGCCCGGAGCACCGGCCGCTCCCGGCCCCGGAGTGGATGCAGCGGGAGGTCAGGCGGTGATCCCGGACAGCGAGCTGCCGCCGGACCCGCTGCCGGAGGTCAAGCCGCACACGGTCGGGTCGGTGTGCATCGACCTGACGGACGGCATCCACGTCACCGTGTCGTGCCTAGACTGCGACGAGGTTGTCGGGGAGGCGTGCTGCCCGGCCCACGGCGCGGAAGTGCTTGCGGAGCACGCGATTGCGATGGGTACGACGTAGAACCAACTGAGGCCCCCAGAGGGTTAGGACAGTAGGGGCGTGACCTCCGGCCGGTGGTGTCGTTGATCACGTCATCCCCCACGGGTCCGGGGCCTGCGCCGTACTGACCAGAGGCTATGATGACGCTCGAAGCCCTCACGGGGTTGGTTAGGTTCGCTCCTCTGGCCCCGTGGGGGCCTCACCCTGCCGGGGTCGGCGCGGCTGCTACCGCGTCGGCCCCGGCCCGGTGCTGAGGGGCACTCTCGGGGAATACGAAGGGCCCGGCGGGGGATTTCCCCCGCCGGGCCCTATTCGCTGCCTAGAACCGGCCTCACGAGCTGATCAGGACGCCTCCCGGGCCGCTACCTCATCCGCCGTACGCGCGGACGCCACCGCGTCGTCGTCTAGCTCCGGCACCAGCACCAGCATCCCGGGCCGGTAGTCCGCCGGGTCGTCCACTCCCAAGATGTGCTCCCCGGCCAGTACGCCCAGGAACTCCAACCGGTCCTCGTCCATCTTCCGCTGCCCCCTCCGGCCCGGCCCGACCACGATCTTGCCGAAGGCGTTCCGGAGCATCTGCTGCTTCTCCGTCATCCCGGCGGCGGCCCACACTTCCCGCAGCGTCCGGCCGGACGGGTCCAGCCGGACCGTGACCTCCTGCGGTACCTCGGCGGCCTCCTGCCGGGCCACCTGTGCGGCCTGAAGTTCCGCGAACGCTTCCGCCGTAGCCTCCCGGCCCAGCTCGGCCAGGGCCTCCGCTACCCGCAGCTCGGCCTCCTCGACGGCGGCGTACCCGGCGACCGTGGCCCGGCGCTCGTACTGCGGCCGGTCCCCGTACGTGTCCAGGAAGCGCTCCTCCAAGTACGGGTCCATGAACCCGGAGAACACCGCAGGCGACCCCAGCGGGCACGCGCCCGGGTTGGCGCTGCACCGGTAGTCGTCCACCTTGACCTTGGGCCGGTCGGACCCGTCCCGCTTCCGGCCGCCCCGGACCCGGGGGTGAATGTTCATGTTGCTCCCGCAGCCCTTGCAGACCAGGAGTCCGCCGGACCCGACGTGCGTACCGGCCCGGCCGCCCCGCTCGCCGGTTGGCCGGCCACCCTTGTGCAGCGGGCCGGTCCCCGGCTTGGTCTCCAGCAGGGTCCGGAGGCTGGCCCGCTCGTCCGGCGTGAAAATATCGGTCTCGGTCGCATCCGGCGTCCGGCTGAGGCACTGGATCAACGTCGTACGGGACCAGCTCTTGGCCCGGCGCGGCTTGCAGCCCTCCTGCTGGTTCATCCACCGGACCACGGACCCGACCGTTACCCGGTCCTTTACCGGCACGTCCGGGTCGGCGGCCCACAGCATCTCGGCGGTCTCCCGCAGGTAGCGGGCCTCCTCCGGGAGCGGGATTAGCTTGCGGGACTTCTTGTCCTTGATCTGGAACCCGTACGGGTCGTCCCCGCCGGTCCGCTTCCCCTCGGCCTTGAACCGGCGGTGCATGTCCAGGGACCGTTCGCTCATCCGCTCCCGCTCCTCGCGGGCGATCTCGGCCTTGATCACGAAGGACCAGCGGAACCCCTGCGGGTCTCCCTGGCTGTCCAGGCCCTTGCAGTCCACCAGCCGGACCGGGTGCCGGACCACCGCGCCGGTCTCGGAGTCCTTGCCCTCGACCACGTCCAGGATGATCGCGGCGACGTTGATGCCCTCACGGGTCATCCGGTCCACGTGGTACGCGATGAGGGTGTCTACCCGTCCCTCGCGGGCGTCCCCCAGCCAGTCCATGAACCCTTCGCGGTCCCGGATCGCGCCGGACTTCTCGTCGATGTGGATGCAGCCGGGCGGGACGGTTAGCCCGAGCCGGGAGGCCAACGCCTTCGCGTCGGCCAGCATCCCGTCCTTGCTGAGGTTCTCCTCCGTCGCCTTCTTGGAGAGGCGGATGTTGATGCTCGCCGTGTTCTTCGGCGGCGGCGGGACCAGCGCCAGGTGGCGGGCCCGCTTGCGGTTCACGGCGCGGGTCGTCATGCGGTCACCCGGTCCCGGAGGCGTCCGGCGGCCCCGGACAGGGACCCGAACGTGCCGTGCACGATCTTGCCGTCCGGCGCGTACGGGTACCAGTAGAGGCCCCGTTTCCGTACGGTGCCGATGTTCTTGCCCCGGTACCAGACGGCGTGTCCGTCGCCGGTCGCGGTGTAGCTCAGTTCGTCCTTCATGAGGTTCGCTCCTCTACGGTCGGGGGGCCGGTCTCCCGGCCCCCGGGCGGTGGTCAGATACCGGCGTGCAGCCGGACGGTGGAGATGCCGTGACGCTGGTGGCAGTAGCCGCACTTGACCTGCGGCTCCTGCGGGCCGTACTCCTCCGGGTCGTCGTACGGGTGGCAGGCGTCCTGCGGGCACCCGGGCTGTCCCATCGGGACGCCCGCGTTCGCGTGCCACTCCCGGTGGGCGTCCGCCGGGGTGGCCTGCGGCGCGTACGGGTCCTCGTAGAAGTCGGCGGTGACCCAGTAGTCCGCCTGGGCCTCGGTGACCCCTTCGTGCGGGTTGAAGATCGGCATGAGGTTCGCTCCTCTGGTTGGCTAGTTCCGTATACCCCTTTGGAAGGATACCCGCCTGGGACGTTATTTGTCTAAACGGGTATCTCCCCGGCGCGGCGGGGCCCTCATCAGGCTGAGACGGCCCCGGGGGACCTCCGGGCCCCGTAGAACGGCTAGAGGCCCCCTCTCACGTGAGAGGGGGCCTCTACGGCTTGCCGTCAGCGGTTCCGGCGGGACTCCGCAATCTCCCGGCGGCGGGATGCCTCTAGCTCGTCCATCGCCTCCCGGATGCTAGCGAGGAGGCTAGCGGTAGACGGGTCCGGCTTGGCCGGGTCGGGCTCCTCGTGCCCGCCGACCCATTCCACGCTCACCGTCCGGCCTCCTCGATGGACCCCCAGCCTGCGGACTTGCAGGCTAGCCCGATCCCGTCCACCGTCACCGTGTCGCCTACGGAGAGCGAGAAGTGACCGCCCTCCTCGCCCCGGTAGCCGGTCGCGTCGATCGCGGCCCGGATCGCCCCGGCGTACGGGTCGTCCCCCAGGTCCGGCGCGTTCGTCGCGTAGAACACCAGGTCGGCTACCTGGTGCGCCTCGAACTTCGGCGGGAGGTCCACCGTGAGGGAGAGGACGTGCTGCTCAGCTCCCGGCCGCCAGCCGTCCGAATACGGCACGTAGAGGTCCGGCGCGTCATCGGGGTACGCCCCCAGCTCCTCGTCGTACTCAGGAACGACCGCCTTCGTGTACCCGACCAGGATCGTGACCGGCTCGGCGCTGATCCAGACCCGGTACGGGTCGTCGGCGTCCTGCTCCGCGATCTGGTGCTGTAGCTCCTCGTAGTGGTGGTCGCAGAGCGGGAGCTTCTGCGGCTGGACCTCCGGGTCCGTGTTCCCGGCCGCCCGGAGGTGGAGGGAGTACGCGTCGTCTACGACCGGCCGGTGGGTCACCGGCTGCCCGCACGGCTGGCTGGTCCGGGTACCGTCGAAGTCGCGGAAATGGAACTCCCCCTGACACTCGTTGGCGGGGTCTACGACCGGCTCGCCGGTCTCCGTGATGGTGTTGCTCATGAGGTTCGCTCCTCTGGTTGGTGTAGCTGTTCAGTCCCGGGTATCCACGATGGATACCCCGAGTTCTTGGAGACGCTGCCGGACCTGCGGCCAGCGCTCGGCGCTGACGCTCGCGATGTGCGTTTCTCCTGCCGGGTAGGCGATGTCGATCATCGCCTGCTGGCTCGCCACGAGCCCGGCGGTCTCCGGGCTGTTCCGTACGTCCGGGTAGACGTACACGGCGTCTCCTCCGGCTAGCAGCGTTAGGCGGTCGCTCATCGGAGTCAGCAGGCCGCGTAGGCGGCCTTGTACGCCGGGTCGGCGGCCAGCTCACCGGTCTTCGCTACCCGGATCGTCTGGCCCGGCTTGGCCCACGCCTTCCCGAACGCGATGATGCCGCAGCCGCCGGATACGGCGGCCTCTAGCGTGTCCCCGTTCTGGCACCCGGCGTAGTCCGCCGGGAGTACCCGCCCGGCGGCCCACACGCTCGTGCACGCCGGTACGGCGGGAGTAGAGGCTGACGGGGCCGTAGAGGTTACGGTCGAGCTGCTAGGGGCCGTGTGCGGCGCGGCGTCATCCGCCGGGCCACCGCAGGCGGCCAGGATCGGGAGGGCCGCTAGCGCTAGCAGTCCGGTCTTGATGATGTTCATTTGGTTCGCTCCTCTTGTGTTTGGTTTTCCGTGGTAGTGCCGTCCTGCACGAACACCGGCCGGACCGCCAGGGCCGCGATCGGCTCACCCTCCGGCGTCATCGTGTGCAGTTCCGTCGTCTCCTCCGGCGGGTTTAGGCCCACGTCGCACAGGATCTCGCCGCGCTTAACGCCCTTGCCCTCGATCACTTGGTCAACGACGCGGTACAGCGGCCGGTCCCACCTGTCGGTGCCCTTCAGGTACTCCACCCGCAACTCCGGCAGTGACGCCAAGTACGCCTTGTGGTCGGTGTGCATCCGGTGAGCGAACTGCACCCGGACCGTGTTCTTGACGTGCAGGCCAGCGCCTACCGACGTCCAACCCGTCTGGAACTCGTCCCACGTGACGCCTCGCTCCTCGACCTGCTTACGCGAGAACGCGAACATCGCCTCGCCACGCTCCTCGTACTCCGCGTACAGCAGGTCGAACCAGGACTGCTTGTCGCTCACAGGTCCCACCCCCACTCGCGCCCGTTCCGGTCCCGGTGCGGGTGCGCGTCGTGCGGCTTGTCCCGGATACACGGCCACCCCTCGGAGAGGGCCCCGCAGCACTTGCAGGACCCGTCGTCGTTGTAGTGGTCCGGCAGCAGTGACCGGCGCGGGCACCGGGCTATGTCGTCGCTCTTGAGGATCTTGACCTTCATCCTCGGATCACCTTCCCGGAGAGCATCCGGCCCACCTTGAGGTACGCCTCTACCCAGGCGTCGTGCTCCGAGGCGGGGTGGCCGGCCAGCGGCCACGCCTCCTCGGCCCACGCGGTGAGCTGGTCGTCGGTCAGCTCCGGGATACGGGTCTCGGTCTCCCCGGGCGTGCCGATGAAGACCGTGCCGGGCGGGTAGCCGTACGCCTCGGACGCATCCCGTTCGGGTCCGTCGCTGTCGGCGGTGAGGTCGGGCCACTCCCCGGTCACCGGGGTCAGTAGCTTCCTGACTGCGGGCCCGGCGTGCCACAGCTCGTGAGCCTCGATCGCGGTCCCCGGGATCAGGGCCACGGTCCCGTTACTGTCGGCGGTGCAGTGCAGACACTCCACCGTGTGGTCGTCGTAGTCCCGGTAACGACCGGGCGTGACTTCCGTCATGAGGTTCGCTCCTCTGTAGTTGGACCGGGCGGGGCCCCAGTGCCCCGCCCGGCGTATTGCGGTCCGGCGTACTCCTTGAGGGCCCGCCGGAGTACCTGGGAGACGTTCTCGTCGCGTTCGGCGGCTGCCTCCTGCGCGGCCTCCCAGATCTCGTCCTCGACCCGGAAGGACCGCAGTGAGACCTTCGGCTTGTCCACGGTTCGCTCCTCTGGTCCGGCGGGGGCCGGTTACCCCCGGTAGTCAAATATAGACGGCGTATATACGGGCGTCTAGTTGCCCCCGGCAACGCAGCAACCTGGACTAGGCGGCGGCATAAGTCCAGGTTGCGCCGTGATACCTTGCGGCCTCCTGGTACGGCGAGCGAGGAGCGATCGGGGAGACCCGGGCCTAGCCGTACCTCTCGTGCAGGGTTGAGCCCACCCCGTCGGGTTCCCCCACTCGTGGCGCGGGACGCAGAAGAACGGCCCCCCGGCGTAAGCCAGGGGGCCGTTCGTTGTCGGTGGCGGCTGTTAGCCTGCCTCCTCCTCCGTACCGGTGTTCTCGGTGTCCGGGTCCGGCGGGGTCGAGACGTCCGGCTGGTCGGTATCCGGCACGTCGGTCTCCGGCACGTCGGCCGGGTCCGGCTCGGGGGTCTGAGTACTCACGGGCTTGCTCCTTCGGGTTGGTTCTTGCGGGGCCGCTACCGAGACGGCGACGGCGGACTCGGTAGCGGGGTCGGATGATCGGAGTTGCAGTCGCGGTCCGCGTACACCGTCACGAGGTAGCCGCGAAACGTCCGGATCTGTCGGTGCTGCTCGGCGGTCAGGTTCGGGTTCTTGCTGGAGAGGTCCAGCACGTACGTCCAGAGCTGGCGGTTGACGCGCCGGGCCTCATTGCCGGATTCGCAGGAGACCTTCTGTGCTTGGGCGTTCCGCTCGCTTAGCGAGTTGGCGGCCTCGGCCCGGCGGGACGCCTCCCGCGCGTCGGCGGCCACGAACACGAGCACGACAGCGACCAGGACCACCAGCGCTAGTACCGCAGCGATCGCGCCGACGATCTGCCGCATGTGGCGGTTGCTGGTCCGTAGCGCGCCGACCTCCGCAGCTAGCGCGCTGACGTTGCCGGAGAGCTGTTCGGCCTGTGCGACCAGGCCCGGAATCCGTTCGTTCATTGGTCCTCCTGACGTTGGGCCTCGGTTGCCGCACGCAACCGTTCGGTGAACGCGCGGAGGTTCGCCACGGTCTGATCGAGCGTGGTCATGAGGTCGCTAGTGTCCCGGAGGAGCTGGCGCGGTAGCTCCGGAATGTGGCTCGTCACCGGTCACCTCCCGCAACTGCTCGATGTATGAGTCCAGCTTCCCGACCGCCCCAAGCAGGTCATCACGGAGGCGTCGGCTGGACTCCAGTAGCTCTCGCGCGTCCGCCAGTTCTGCGGGGGTCGGTGTCGTCGGCATCAGCGGTCCCTCCTGCGCTGCTCTTGCAGAGCGTCGGAAATGGCCCGGGTCGCCTCGTGGAGGATGGGCAGCATCTTCTCTTGGATCACGGCGTTAAGCCGTTGGACTTCCTGCTCCATGCGGTCGGCCCGCTCCCGCTCCCGCTCATACGCTTCGGTGGTCCGCTGGAACAAAACCCGGACGGCCAGCCCCGCAGCGATGACCATGACCCCGAGAGCGCCGTACTGCGCCAGGATCGGGGTTGCGTCCATGCATCACGCCACCGGGTCGTCTGGCTCGCTGGGCGGGTTGGCCGGCCGAGCCACAGGGGTCACCTGGGACCGGGTAACCAGCGCCAGTACGGCGGCGGTTACGGCGAGGATCGCGCCGGTCTGCTCAGCGGACAGTCCGAAGCCGAAGCTGATCGCTAGGGCGACGATCGCCTGCACAACGCCAAGGATCATTGCCGGTTCGCGCTTCCAGATCATCGGTTGCTCCTCTCAGTCCTGGACGCGGTAGCCCGCAAGGCGGCGCAGCGCGTCCACGGTCTTGGGTCCGGGGATGCCGTCCGGCACCAGCCCGTACGCCTTCTGGAACCGCTGGACCAGAGACAGGAACGTCTCCCGGCCGTCGTAGGTGACCTTCTTGCGGGTCAGCAGGATGCCGAGGCTGCGGCGGTACCAGCTCACCCAGTACGCCTCGCTATTGCTCAGCGTCTCGGTGGGCTTCTGCCCTGCCCGGGTGGCCTTGTCGATACGCCACTGCTTCATCACCAGCGACCGGTCCAGCGGCGGCGCAACGACTGGTGCACTGGGGTTGAGCAGTGCGGCGGCCCGCTTGAGGTCAGCGGCTACGTCCGCCGGGCGGCCCACGTACTCGAAGTGCATCGGGTCCGGCCTGTTGGCGTACCGGCCGCCCCAGTAGAAGTGGCACGACTCCCACGCCTTCACGACGGCCGGGGGAATATCGGTGTGGAAGGTCGTGCTCATCGGGTTGTCCTCAGCGTTGAGGTCAACCGCTAGGCCCCACGAGTGGTTCGACGCGGTCTTCGTGCCACGGATGGGCCGGTTGGCGAATCCCCAGCAGGCCCCCGGCTTCAGGTTGTACGTCTTGTCCGTGAGCGCGAGGAGAGTGGCGACGAGCGGGCCAATCTCGCGCCGCACCCGGACCTTCACCCCGCCCCCGGCGACGGTGATCATCTTGGACTCCTGGGCGTTCGGCCACCCCGGGCCCCAGCCGCGTGCAGCAGCGTTGTTGCGTGCGGCACCGGCTAGCGGGTTGCTGCCGTAGACGGTCCGTCCGTAAGCGGTCATGACTCCTCCGTGGATCAGTGGCGGCGTGGCCGGGACAGACGGCCGATGTAGTAGCCGAGCGCCAGCCAGCCAAGGGAGTTGAGGAAGTACAGAGCTGCGGCGAGCAGCACGTTCATCAGTTGGTCTTGCCGAGGATGACCAGCACGCCCACGTTCGTCTGGAGAACCAGCACCGTGTGCCCTACGGCCGGGCTGTAGCCGGTCAGGTACTGGACCCCCGATACCGACCCACCGGCGAGGTTGATCGTCGCGGACGTGGACGTGAAGCCTTCGACGGTGGCGACCCGGAGGCGGACCGCGTTGGGCACGGGCTTGATGAGCTGGTACAGCGCATCGAGGGAACGCATGATCACTCCGTCGCTGGCTCGGGGGAACGGGTCTTGAGGGTCATCGCGCTGCCCGGGTCCAACGGGACAGTGAACGAGTCGATGAGATGGGTTTCCGTCGCCCCGTCAGGGAAGCGGACCCGGATCACGTCGCCGGATTCCAGCGCCGGGTTGGGTACGCACGTCAGGTCGAGTTGCCGGATCAGGCCCCGCACGCGGTCCAGCATCGACGCGGCTGCACTGGTGCATTGGGCCGTTGTCGTGAGCAACGGACTTACGTAGAAGTACGGCTTCTGGCCGAACGGCCCGAGGTAGTACGTGGGCGACGTAGCGTCGGTATCCCACACGGTCGCGGTAACCGGCGGGATATCACCGTCCGACTCCCCGGAGGCCACGACGCCGTTGTAGGTGTACTCCCGACTGGTCTCCCGTTGGCCGGCCACCATGACGCCCAGCTCTCCGGCGTCTACCCACCACGCCGGGTCGTTGGTGACGGCCGGGGTCGGCTGGATCACGCCGTTACCGTCCGGGTCGAAGAACACGTCTGCGCCGATAGCTTCCCCGAGCTGTTCGATCGCGTCCCACCGTTCCCGCTCCCAGTAGACGGCCGGGGTGGAGTTGGTCGCGGTAGTCCGGTTCGTGACCGGTACGCCGGGCAGCGCTTCCGTGATCAGGCGGGTGATTTCCTGTACGACGGTGTTAGAGGTCTGGGCCTGCGTGATCGCGGTGAACCTTGCATCCTTGACGATTGAGGCCCGGTCCGAGCCGGTCACGCTGATCGCGTCCTGGGCGGCGGACGCCTGTACCGACTCGATCCGGAACCGGCCCAGCGGCACCCATTCCGTTGTCCCGTTGGGATAGCGGATGCCGCGCCGGACCACGAGGTCGGACCCGAAGGGGGCCAGCACCGCCAGCGGGTCCACCTTCGGGTCCAGAGCGGGGTCAGCGATGGTCAGCGACAAGGTGCGGCGGATCTGCGACCCACCGTCTACCGTCACCGATCCTCCGCTGATCGGTAGATCCGACTGCAAGAGGACAGCACCGCGGTAGGCGTCTACCTGCACCGTGACGACGTGGCTGCGGCGTAGCGCGTCCAAGAACTGTTCCGTAGCGGCGTACATGCGGGACCTACCCGACGCCTTGCAGGACGCTGATCCACGTGCCCTCGGTGGTGAGGAGCTGGGACCACGACGGGTACGCGCCGAGCACGTCGGACCACGAGTTGCCGAGCGCGAGCGCGGTACCGGACGGCCGGTCCACGACGATGATCGGGAGCTGGAACTGCCGGTCTGCGGTACGCCCGACGTGGGTCAGCCGTTTCTCCCCGACCTCGCCTACAGCGACGTAGACGGACCCGACGCCGTACCCGTCCGGGGTCGAGAGGAGCAGCGGCTCACCGTCCTCTAGCAGCGCCAGGAGGGCTACGCGGTCCGCGTCCGTGTGCGTGTTGACCAGCAGCTCCCCGCGTTCGCTACCGCGCCGCATCGTGACCGCGATCGGGCGCGACCGGCCCAGCACCTCGAACACGCCTTGAGCTACGGGCCGCGACAGGTCCGGCCCGGTCGCTACCTCCACCACGATGTTCAGGACCGGCTTGCCCGGATGCTTCAGCCAGGTCCGGCCCTGCGAATCCATCGTGTACGGCGGTGACGTGACGACGACGCCGGGCCGGTCCGTAGACGTGGCCTGGTAGTAGAACGTGGAGTCCAACGGGGCCTCGTAGTCGTCTCCGGCCCACGCGCCCGCTACCAGCGTGGCCGGGTCCGCACCGCGTACCGGCGCGATCGTGCCGTCGCCGTTGACCCGTTCCACTGTGGCGGTTGCCGGTACCGGCGCGGAGGTCCACGACAGCGAGACGCTGACCCGGGTCGTGTCCGGGAACAGCGTTGCGGTGAGCGTGTCGGCCACTACAACCTCCGTCCGCCGGTCAGTCGCCGGGTCTGCTCGGTCTGGGCGTCATCGACCTGGACGCGCACGATGTCGGTTAGCTCCGTGGTGCCGATGAACACGCGCACGTTGGGGAGCTGGCCGGCCGAGCGCTCCAGGAGGCCCCGCAGCATCGAGTCCGGCAGTACCGTCTCCGGCTCGCGGCCCTCCCCGATCACGGCGAGCGTGCCGGACGTGACACGCGCACCGCCTGCCAGGTAAGGGATATCGGGCGGGTCGATGTTGATTCCCCCGCCGGGGATGGGGATGCGGAAGGACAGGGCCGCGTTGATCTTGCCGATAGCCGAGTTCAGCAGGCCCTTCACGGCGGACCAGACGTTGCCCGCGATATCGGAGACCAGCCGCCCGGCCCCCTTCATCCCGTTGACGAAGTTGCTGATCAGGCCCGCTCCGGCCTTCGCGAACGACTTCGCGTATCCACCGATCTTGCCGGGGATGCCGGAGACAGCGGAGGTCACCGCAGACGCGGCCCCGGAGATGTTGTTCTTGATCCCGTTGACCACGTTGGTGGCGAGATTCTTTCCGGCCGCTGCCATGTTCTTGGCGTATCCAACGATCTTGCCTGGCAGGCCCTTGAAGAATCCGAGGACGGCGTTCAGCCCGCTCGACGCGGTGGACTTCACCGAGCTGATCGCGGACGCGACGGTGGACTTCGCGCTGTTCCAGATCTTGGTCCAGGTCTGGCCTAGCGACCCGATCCACTTCACGACGCCCTTGACGAAGTTCACGACGGAGACGCCCGCGTTGTAGGTGGCCTTGCCGAACTCGATCAGCTTGCCGATGAACTTAGCGACGCCCTCGATGGTGCTGATGATGTTCTTCACCACAACGCCGATCAGGTACCCGGCGAACTTGATCAGTGGCGGGAGTACCTTGCCGAGGATCGCTGCGGCGAACTCCAGCACCTTCCCGATCACGAGCACGACGACGCTGATCACCTTCTGGATCGTCGGCTGCCACTCGCGGAACTTCTGCGTGATAAGGGCAACCGCCGGTACGACCTTGGCCTGGATCACGCCATAGATCGCGTCGAAGACCGGCTTCAGGTTCGAGGCGATCTTGGTGTAGATCGTCACGACGGCGGGGATCAGCTTGCCGGAGATGAACGACGCTAGCGACTGGATGATCGGTACGACGTTCTGCCGGATGATGTTGCCTAGGGCACTGAAGATCGGGCCGACCTTGCCGGAGACGTACGACACCACGGAGCTGATCGCCGGGATGATCTGGCCCGTCAGCACGTCCTTGAGGTTCGTGAAGATCTGGGTCGCCTGGCTCGCGCCACCGCCGGACTTGAACGACGAGAAGAACCCGACGACGGCGGACCCGGCCGTCTTGAGCGCCGACCCGACCGGGGCCAGGACGGGGCCCAGCTTGCCGAGGAGGCCCAGCGCCTTGGGGAGTCCGTCAGCGAACGCGGTCAGCAGCTTGTCCACGATCGGGAGGACTGCGGTACCGATAGCCTCCTGGAAGTTGCCCCAGGCAACCTTGGCCCGGTCCGCCGGGGAGGCCATAGCCTCGGCCGCGCCACCGAACTGCTTCTTGACCTCGCCCAGGATGATCTTCTGCGCGTCGAGCGTCTTGCCGCTCTCGACCAAGGTCTTGATCTGATCCTTCTGCTGCGCCGAGAACGAGACGCCGACGCGGGACAGCGCGGAAACACCCTTGATTGGGTCGTTAAGGGCCTTGCCGAGCTGGATAGCGGCCCCGTTCATGTCCGTACCCATCGCCCGGGACATGTCCACCATCAGGCCGCTGGTCTGGTTGAAAATGTCGTTGCCCTTGCCCGCCTCGTTACGGATGTTCCCGAACGTGAGGAGCAGGTTCTCGCCGGACTGGATCGCCTCGTCATCGATCCCGGCCTTATTGGAAAGGGATGTGGCGAGGTCCCCTACCTGGTCGGCGCTGATCTTGGAGGCGTTGCCCATCGACTTGATGACGTTCGCCGTACGGGCCCCGACCTGCTGTGCCTCCCGCGCCTCCCCGACCGAGCTGACCAGAAGCTTGCCGATGCCAACAGCCGCGCCAGCGACCCCCACGATGCCAGCCTTGGCGAACCCGGCAAACAGGCCCTTCGCCTTGGAGGCAAGGCCACCCTGCGCGGTCTGGGTGAACTTGTCGCCGTACTGCTTGCCCCCGGCGCTCGCGGCCTGGCCGATATCTCCGGCTAGCTCCGACTGCATCTTGCTCGCGAACCCGCGAGCGGTGGGAATGAGGCTGACGTACGCCTGTCCGACTTCCGACACTACGCCTCCTCGAAGTTGATGAACCCGCCAAGCTCGTGCGGGGACATGACCGGCGCGTCAGCGTCCGGCTGGGCCGGAAGACGCGGGAGAACCGAGCCGGGCGGCGGGCGGCGTGCTCCCTTGTCCTGGTGGGCGGTCTCCCACTGCCAGCGGTACGAGGCCAGCTCATCCACGAGCCGGCCAAGTAGCGCATCGCCCAACTTCCAGCCCCGCAAGGGCCCTGGGTCGTTGCCGGTGATCGCGTAGGCGGTACCGGAGTCCGGCGGGAGATGTTCCAGCAGGACGCGCAGCCTCCGCAGGCTGAGGCGTCCGGCCCACAGGTCCGTCAGGGCCACGCCGTAGTAGCGCTGTAGGTCCGCCTCGATCACGTCTCCGTGCTCGCGGAGGGCAGCCAACAGCGCTACTGGTTTCCCGTTCCTGCGGCCTCCCCGGCGGCGTTGAAGAACGGTTCCACGTCCTCGGCGCGACGACCCTTGATCAGACGCGCGGCCTGCTCCTTGCCGAGCAGTAGCCGCAGCGCCTTGATGATTTCCTCATCCTCCAGCGCAGCAAGGAATTCCAGCCCGGTCACGCGGGACGGGAGGATGGTCCAATCCTCGCCGTCCCACGTGAACGTCAGCGGCCGGTCCTGCGCCTCGGCGCGCTGCGGGTTGTCCTGCTTCGGCCGGTGATCCTGCGGCCGGGACACGACCGGCAGGTCATCGAACGCTGCGTAGGTGGGCTCCTCCGTGAAGCTAGCCATTACGCAGCCGCGAACGCGGAGTCAGTCGTCAGCCAGGACGCCAGCACGGTGCCGGAGTCCGGCGGCAGCGCCGACAGGGTGACCGGGAACGACTGCGCCTCCCGGGCCACGGTCACGTCTCCGGTGTCGGTGACCTCCACCTTGGCGGCGGTCATGCGGGACGTGATCGCGCCGTCCTTCCATTCCAGGACCATCGCGAACTGGAGGCCCACCGGGTCGATCGGTACGTCGGCGCGGAACCCGGTACCGCCGTCCGTGGCGAAGTCGCCGGACTGAAGCCACAGCTTCAGAATGTCCTTGTTGGACTGGAGGAACGTCGCCTCGATCGTCAGCTCTTGGCTGGTGATGATGTTGCGGACCGGGGTCGCGGACTGCCAGGCGTCTACGCCGTCACGGCTTACCGACTTGGCGAGCTTCACGCCGTCGTCGGTGGTGTAGCCGTACCCGACGAAGTCGGGGTCCAGCACCGCGGCTGCGGAGGTTGGGAGCGCAGTGCCGACCGGGCCGAGGAACAGCTCGCCGGTCCCGGCAACCCGCACCTGCCCAGATACGAGAGTCATGGGGGTTCTCCTTGCTGTGTTGGGATTCCGCGCGGATTACGCGGGCCGGACGATCAGCTCGACCGTGAACATGGCGACCGACTTGGTGTCGTCGGCCGGATCGGGCATCTGGCGCGGGCCAAGCACCGTGGAGCCGTACAGCACGACCGCATCTCCGGCCGCGTCGTTGTTGGCGGCCCGCAGCCACGCCCAGAGCTGGTTGGCTAGCGCCATGCGGGAACGGTCTGAGTCGTGCCAGATCAGTACGTCGATGGACGGCCGGTCGTGGTTCGGGGTCTGCTCGATCCCGCCGACGCGGCGGACCCGGACGAACCGGCCTCCCCCGCCCCGGACGCCGATGCCGATAGACGGGTCGTAGGTGGCGAGGAGCGGGGCCAGGAAGTCAACCGCAGCGGCCTCCGCGTCGGCGTACGGCGCGGCGGGGAGCATTAGCCTCGCCTCGCCGCGTCGAGGGAGCCGACTAGCAAGCGATGCTTCGCCTCGACCGCTAGGCCGGACGGGTGGTCGATGGTGACGGTGGCGCGGGCCCGCGTACCGGTCGGGTTGGACCGGACCACGATGGGTAGCGCCACGTCGCCGGGCTTGCCCTCTACGAGGATTCCCTTGCTACGCGCGGATTCCGCTACGGCCTCGGCCTTCGCGGTGAGGAGCTGCTGCATCTCGGCGCTGGCTAGCAGCTCCCCGACCCCGGCCCGGTCCAGCTCGATGCGGACGGACTGGCCGGCCACGTCAGCCCCCGTACTGCGCGATCAGGTCGGCCTTCGTGGAGGCGTCCGCGACGGCCGGGTCCGCGCCGTACCCGACCGCCCACGCGACCCACGCGGCCTTGCTGGCGGTACGGGCGGGCATCGCCTCGTCGGCCAGGTCATGCTCGGTAGCTCCGATCAGCTCGGCGTGCTCCTCGGAGAGCATCAACGGCTGGTCGTTGCCTTCAACGTCGTAGAGCTTCATGCGTCGGTGCTCCTTCGGAGGTTGATGACGACGTGGGAGAGCGCGCCGAACTGCCAGCGCTGCGGGTCTCCGTCCACGTCGTAGGTGTCGCCGTTCCACAGCACGCGGTCGGTCGCGCGCACGTCGGTACTGACGGGGGCCCACACCGTCCACCGGGTCTGCCAGGAGTCCCGGTCCACGGTGTCGAGGGGAGCTGGTGTCGGCTGGACTGAGCAGCCGGGGACCTCGGCTGCGGTGACGTTCGTCCAGTCCGGCTCGGTGCCGTTGCCGTAGTCGGCCGGGCGGCTGCCCGGCCGGACGACGGTGATCAGGTGCGGGCCGAGGTTCATGGCCTCGGTGGGAGCCGGTAGCGGTCGAGCACCATCCGGTCCAGCGTCGTGAGCGACCCAGACACCGGTAGGCCGTCTGCACCAGTCGCGTAAGCGACCGCGCCGACCTGGCTGTACTGAGACGGGTCGTCCGTGCTCCGGGCCGTTAGACGATCGATGACAGCCTGCACGTCGAGGGGCATCTCGGCGTAGCCGTGGGTCATCGTGATCACGACGGCTCGGTAGTCACTGGTCCAGCCGCAAGAGCCGTTCCAGGTGGCGGCGCTGCTGGTGCGCCGTACGACCCCGGCCGCCGACCAGGCGTAGCCCTCGGGGTCCAGCTCTACGCCGTTCTCGGCCACGGAGGTAACCGAGACGACGTGGAGCGACGGCAGCACCAGCAGCGGTCCACCCGGGCCGTCGAGGGTCAGCGTGTCCTCGCGCTGCGGGGCGATGTGCCAACCGCAGTACGCGCGGACCTCTGCCTCGGCACGCTCGATAGCGTCGGCCTGGCTCAGCGGCATGGGTTAGCTCGCGCTCTTGTTCGCGGGAGCTGCGGCCTTCTTCGTGGCCGCGCCAGCCTTCTTGGCCTTGTCGCCGTACGCCTCGGCGTCCTCGGCGGTCAGCAGCATCGTGTGCTCGATGCCGTTGATGGTGACGGTGTACTCGCTGCGGTTGTCGTCAGCCATTGGTCTTGCCTCCTTCGGGTTTGGGGGCCCGGGGTAACGGTGTCGGCCGCCACCCCGGGCCGGTCGATTACGCGGTGAAGGTGACCTTCACGACGGCCGACGGGATGCGGACGGCGAGCGCGACCCGCTCCTCCACCCGGGTGGTCACGATGTTGCTGGTGAACTTCCCGAGGTCCGAGTTGGTGGACTCGACCCGCACACCGCCCTTGCGGTAGACGGTTCCGGCCTGGTTGAACGCGCCAACCACGGCGGTACCGGCCGCGACGGCGGACGTGACGACGGTCCGGAGGCCCCACAGCGGCGGCTGCTGGAGTACGCCACCGTTGCCGTACTGGCCGGTGAAGAATCCACCGCCGAAGTACTGCTCGTTGGCGTCCCGGGACAGCCGCAAACGCTGGTAGTCCACGGGGTTGATCACGATGCCGTCAGCCGCGAGACCGGTGGCGGTCTGGACCTTGGTCATGGCGCGGAACAGCGCGTCAGCGTCGTCCGCTCCACCGGCAGCCGAGACCTCGGTCTGGATGCCGGACCGGTTCAGCAGACCGAGGACGGTCGTGCCGGTACCGGGACCGTTGAGGAGCTGGGCCTCCTCGAACATGCCGAGCAGGTACATGCCCCGGTTGTTGATCTCCGAGACGAAGAAGTCGAGGTCTTCGGTCATCTCGTCGGACATGTCCCACCATGCCGCGATCTTCTTGAGCGAGTCCGTCCGCGAGGTCGGGTCCGCGAAGTGCATCTGCGGCTTCTGGCCGCCCTCCGCGACGGTGGCGAAACCACCCTCGACGGCACCCTCGATGTAGTAGCTGATCGCGTTGCCGCTGATGCTGCCCGAGCCGAGCAGGTCGGCCACGACCGGTCCCGGCCGGTAGGCCCGGACGATGGTGCGGTCGTACTCGGTCAGGACCGGCACGAACGCAGCGCCGGTAGTCACCTGCGGGTCGGTCGCGGCCTTGCCCGGCACGAACTCCGGGGTCGCGATCGTGAACCCGCTGATCGCCTTGAGCCGGGCCAGAGCGTCACCCTTGGCGTGCTTGGCGAAGTGCTCGCCCAGCGTCTTGGCCGGGGTGTCCTTCGGCTCGTCTTCCTTGCGCTCGTCCTCGGTCTTCCCGAGGTCCATCACGCTGTCCACAAGAGCCTTGCCCGCGATCTGCTTGTCCAGATCACCGACCTTGGTCTTCTGCTCCTGCACGGACTTCAGCTCGTCCGGGGTCAGTTCCCGGTTCTCCTTCTTGGCCGCCTCGATGAGGTCTCGGGCAGCCTTGATGGCGGCGGAACGCTGCTCCTTGAGCGGAGTAGGCATCACGCGCCTCCTTCCAGTTCGATGAGGTCGAATTCGGCTGCCAGGGTCGTGACGGACGTGGCCTGATTGGGCTCCTCGGACGTGGCCCCGGAGGGCTCCTTGTCCTTGGCCGGATCGGCGTCGCTGGTCTTCGCCTGACTGGTTGTGTTGCTGTTCTCGGCGAGCTGGGCCAGGACCCCCTTGATGAGGTCGGCCGCCTGCTTCAGATCGCCTTCGTTCTTGGCGGACAGCACGCGGCCCGCCTTCTCACCGGACCCCTGATTGCCCTTGGCAACCAAGGTCCGGGTGTTCTGGTTCATCCCGATGAGGGTCGGGCCGACCTCGAAAAGCTTCAGCTCCTTGAGCGCCAGCTCACCGGCCCCCTCGTCATCCGGGACGGCCCCGCCGTCCGGCACGTCGTAGGCGAACGAGTAGTTGCGGACCCGGCCGCCCTTGATCAGGCGGAACGCCTTGGCGGCCTTCGGGTCCTCCATGTCGATCTGGGCCTTCACCCACAGGCCCTCGTCGGTCTCCTTCGCCTCGACAACCTCGCCCAGGTAGGCGTCTAGGTCGTCGTGCTGGTGGGACCAAATGAACGGGATCTGCTGGCCGGAGTCGGCCCACTCCCCGAGGGACTTCGCGAACGCGCCGGGGACGATCCGGTCTCCGGCGCTGTCCACGTCGTACGTGGCGACCAGCGCTTCGACCACTCCGTCATCGGTGGCGTTCGCCGCCTTGACGCGAGCAGGCAGGGTCTTCATCTGAGGCATGTGCAGCCCTCCTTGCGGGCGATCAGGCGTGTGGAGTCCCCCCGCCCGGGGGCCCGGTTGGCTTGGGCCGTGGGATGACGGGGATCTGAGGGGCACGGCTCGGGCCGTAGCTCCCCAGGCAGGGGGCGACTAGAGGTTGATCTGGAGCGAGCAGTTGCATCCGGCAACGTCTGCGGCATCGCCGTCCGCGTCACCGGGCCACATCAGGCCGTTGCTGAATTCGTCCTTGAGCGGAACGGTTTCGCCGTTCACCCGGGCGTGCTCCGGCCGCGCGTTCGGGCCGGTGATCCACGTCTTGGTCGGCTCCACGTTGTTCACCTGGGCAATCTGGCCGGCCGCCTCCTGAGAGGCGAACCCGGCGAGCCAGGTGGTCAGGCCGACCGCGATCCCGGATGCCCTTGAATCCAAGGCGTTTGCGTACACGTCCGAGGGATCACCCTCGGGGTCCAGGATCGCTTCTTCGATCTGGTCCTTAGTGGTCTGGTTGATGTTCGACGCGCGCTGCTCCATCACGGCGCGCAGGAAGTTGACCGTCGCGTCCGGGTCGTACCCGTCCTCGAACCCGAGGGTCCGGGCCTCCTCCTTGCCGAGCGTCCCGGAGACCGAGAGCGCAACGCGGTGGAGGTCGTCGGCTAGTTCCCGGTTCCACCGCTCCTCGTCCCACTCGCCGCCCCGGCCGTACTTGTCAGCTGACCGCTGGCGCTCGAAGAACCTCCGGAGTACCGCAGCGACCTGCTCCGCTTGGCGTTCCGTCACAGCGGCCTTGAGCAGGATGAGGCGACCCTTTGCGGCGTGCGGCGTACCGGACGCGGCGGCCGGTAGCTGCGGGGCCGCGTCACGCGGAGACGCCTGCCCACCGACCAGGACGTTCAGCGGGACGACCAGTCCATCGCCGTCCGGTACGGCGGGCATGTTGCGGAGGGCCCTTGCCTCATTGGCGGTCATCCACGGACGGCCGACCGACGCCTGCAACGCCTGGGTCTGCTCCTCGAAGCTGCCCTGCAACTTCTCCTCGATGTTGAACTCCAGGTACACGTTGTCCCGGTCGTCGAACAGCGGGACAAGGAAGGCGTTCAACCGGTCCTCGATCTGCGCGAGGATCGGCCCCAGAGTGTCGCCGTACAGCATCCGCCGGAACTCCCGAACGTTGCTGTAGTTGGCGTTGTCGAGTAGCCCGATCATCGTCGGGTTGATGTGGTAGACCGAGGCGACCGTGTTCAGCGCTAGCCGGGCCCCCTCGATGAACTCCATTTCGTGGGCCGAGAAGTCCACCCGGCCCAGAGTCATCCCGTCCTCTAGCATCGGCGTACCGCCGACGCCGGGGCCCTCCCCGGTGAACTTGGATTCCCAGTCGGCCTTGAACTGCTTGCGGGCCTCGTCGCTCCACTGCGGTGCACCGGCCGGACGGGTCAGGACCGCGCCGACCTTCCCGCCCCGCTGCCATACGGCCTCGCGGTACCGGGCCGCCTGGACCTGCTCGGCCAGGATTTCCCGCAGCGCGCTGACCGGAGAGCTACCCATAGCCAGGGAGAGCGGAGACCAGCCGTGGAACGCAATGACTTGCTCCGCTGGGATATCGACGGACTCGCCCTTGTCGTTGACCATCACCCGGTACTTCGCCGGGCCGAGCGCATCGCCGCCCCACGGCGTCACCCACGGGACCGGGAGCCGGGACAGCCGCTGGTCCGGGTCCGCCGAGACGAGCCAGAACGCCTTGTCGTACAAGGCCAAGTCAGCGACGAGTCCGTAGACCAGCTCGTACGTCGTCGTACCCCGGTTCGGCCGGGCGATGACCTCCGCTACCCCGTCGCGGAGGCGTACCCGGTTGTCCTCGTCCTCGCGCTGGAACGCCTGAAGCCCAAGCTGAGCGATGTTCCGGGCCAGGAACGTGACCACCGTCCGCAGGTACGGCTGCGTGCGCCACATCTCGGCCGGGGAGAGTCCCAGGATGCGCTGGTATTCCTCGGTGGACAGTCGCCACGCGCCGTACCAGTCGCCGTAGGTCGGCGGCCAGCTCGGGGCCGCTACGGTCTTCCGGAACCGGTCGAACAGACCCATCAGAAGACCTCCAATCTGGTGCGCTCGTAAGCGCTCACCGGGGGCGGCGCAGGTTGTCCAGCGGTCAGGCACCACAGAGCGCCGGTTACGGCGACCAGCGGTGCTACGTCCGTAGGTGATCCGCGCCGGTCCCAGACCCAGGAATCCCCTACGGGGCGAGTCGATGCGGTCGCGGCGGCCAGGTTCAGGAGCGGTTGGTCACGGTGGCGTAGGCCGATTTCCGCGGTGCCTTCACCGATCGCGGCGCGTACACGGTCGTAGAACGTCCCGCAGCCCGCGCCAAGGTCTCCGGCACCCCACGGGACGACCGTCACTCCGGCGTCGGTGAGCTGGCCGGCCAAGCCGGACACGGGCGCACCTTTCGCTTGCAGAGCGACGGGTGCGGTCCGTACCTCCTCGGAGCGTTCCGGGGAGGTCAGCCAGTCCGGTAGCCACTCCATCCCGGCACGCCGTGCGATGACCTCGACGTGGTACAGCCCGTCCGGGCGCACGGACGCGAGGGCTACGTATGCGTGCGCCCGGTCCCATGACACGTCGATGCCGAGCGCGATTTTGGCGCCTGGCGCGCGGGCCGATCCGGGGTCGGCGCTAGCCTCCCAGGAGCCGGGCGGGAACGGGCCCTCTAGCGTGCCCTCGCTCCACTGGCACAGCACCTCGGTACGGAAGATCCACTCCGGGTCGGTCCGCGCGGCGCTGGCGATCGTGCGTTCGCTGATCGTGTAGCCCATCGCCGGATTGGCTTGCGCCCAAGCGCTCCGGTCCCGCAGCGCGGCCCCGGGCGGGGCGGACCACTCGAAGATCCCGAGGGTGTTGTCGTCCTCGTCCAGCTCTAGTTCTTCGTCGTCCGGCCGCAGCTCCTCGTCGTCGGAGTTGATGCCGTCCGGGTCGCCTAGCGCCAAGTGGGCGAGCTTCCGGAGGTACCGCAGTACGACGGACGTACTGTCCCCGGCGTTGCTCATGGCAAGGATCAGCGCCATTGCTCGCGCCATAGTCGTTTTGCTGATCGCGCCCCAGGCGTCCCAGCTCTGGTGCTCGCGTAGCTCG